CTAAAAAGAAGAAGCAACGACAGTATATACTCTTGTGGGACCGGAAGATTTGAACCTTCATGTAAAATACGAGGAAACTCGCACATACATATCCACAAGACAGATCAACTTACAGCGGATTAACTCCTCTAGAAGATTTGTATCTATATTTTCTCAAATAGTTATCAGGAAGAACTTGTTTTACTAAGGAAGCATGAGTTGCCAAAATGGTATGTGAAGAACGTGTTCGTATAATCTTTTCAGATAGAATTGGAAAATCAACACTTAATTTAAGTGCCTTTTTACACATTTCTTCGAAAGGAAGTACGTCTGCGTTCATCGCATCCATTATTGACTTCTCTGCCCTTATAGAACCGTTCGCTATAATATTAGATAGAGGATGATATCAAAAGAATATTGACTTTAGTTTCCACTCACGTGGTCACTTAGCTTTTAACTTTCGACTCAACTCGTCTAATAGAATAGATGCTTTGTGGGTGTTGTTAAAAAGCAACTGGAAGGTAAAGATTTCAAACCAGATAGAGAATTTCTCTACTGAATAATGATCTTTTTCCTCATCAGTAAGTTTTCAATTCGCCTTTATAGTTTCTACTATAGAGCTAGGTTGATTATTACTTAATGCCTTAAAAAGGAGTAATAATTTAAAGGTACTTTCCGTAAGGAAACCCTTATTAAATACTCCTAACAACTCACTCAAGCATTCCTGTAAATATTCATCTTTACAAAGGTAACCTCTCTTAGTTGCTGTCTTCAAGGTTTCACAAAGTAGGTAATACCTACTTCAAGTTTCCATTAGAGCACCGACTGGGAAAGGTGTAATCTCTTGTTCTTTGTAGATCCATCTCTTTGCAAATTCATACATGTGTTTTGACACATGTGTCTTCTGCTCTGAAATGGGTACATCTAAACAAGCCATTACCTCTTTGTAAGATTTTGCCAGAGTGTCATGAGCAATAACAATATCATCTCCTAGAAGAACGTACTGACCAGAAGGGTTAATCCCCACGAGTTTAGCAGCGTATCTTACTATACAATGATGTGTTAAAGCCATACTAGGTCAAGAACTATAAGCACCCATAGGTTGTCCAGTCTTGTAAAAGACCTTCCTTCCTTTGATGTCAAACGGTTCTCCGACTAGTAATTCATGTCACGCGTCCGCTATTCCTTTGCCGTAGATAAAACACATGATATCTTTCTGTAGTAATACAGGAAGTCTATCAGTAGCGTTACTAAGGTCAAAAGAATAGTAAGGCCCAAAACCTTTTAATCTTGATTGAAAACTAGATTGATCAAAGGTACAGTCCTCAGGTATCGATTTTAAGATTTTCGAAAGAGAATCGTGGATCGGCCTTAAGACTGTCTGAGATCAGTAATCTAGTATTCCAATTACTCTGGTTTTACCTTCACTATCAGAAAAATATGAGAGTTTCCTTATTCCAGACTCCTTACGGGGTTTAAGATTAAATGACTCACATATCATCGATGCGAATGTATTACCGTTGAGCGACCAAGTCCACATCAGAAGATTAACCAAGACTTTCGAACTTAAAACACCGATATTCTTACGAATATTATGTGTAGTAAATAGAGCGTCAATTGGTGACATCATCAGTGCGTGACCATTTGGTCCTGATTTTGAGGTTGTGTGGAATTTAGATCACTTGTATCTCCTTTTCTGGATTCCAAGATCTTTAAAGACAGCTGTACGGAAGTCATTTCACTTAGGTGGAATGTTACCTTCCCAGGCATCTTCAATAGACTTAGTTTCTAGTATTGGAGAAATAGTGACAGCTCTAGTAACCGTTAAAATGGTTAGCAGAGCTCTAAGATCCCAAATATCGTCAGTATGAAGTTGTTTTAAAAATAAAACTGACTTCGGTCAGCCTTTTGACAAGGCAACGTCACCTTTCGATACTTGTTGACCGGAAAGATAACGTGTTATGTATAATCGCACAAGCTTAGACATTCGAAGAGCCTCACGGTTCCCACGAGTCAGGGCAAGTGCATTAACATAATTAACGTATCTCTCCGACAAACACATATAGGTATTAAACTTGCTAGTAGGAAAGAACCACTTAAGTGATCAAACTAAAAGAGATTTAATTCTCTTTGAAATAAGATACTTTTGTGAACTCTTTGCATTACTTGCTTGCATTAATTACTGTATTTGCGGTTCTATACGGACGTGAACCTTGCTGAAACGTAGGGTGAATAATTAACTTTTGAGTTAACAAGACATTATGCACAAAAGATAAGAGAGATTAACCCTTTCTTTTTTCCGGGAGTGCATATATTAAGCCTATCTCGCGATA